GGGTGGACATCGTTTTCCGCCGCACATCCAGCCTTACATCGGCTGAGTGCTCGGAACTTATGGACTTCATTGAGGCGTGGTCCGCCTCGGAGACTTTGTCATGATTGAAGATTGGAGAAATATCGACGGTCACCAAGGATACCAGGTCAGCTCAATTGGCCGGGTTAGAAACCTCGGCGGTCTGGTGGTTCTGGCCGGCAAAACGTCTGGCGTCAGAACCACAACCCCGTGCGTTCTGAAACCGTTCATCGCGCAAAAAACCGGGTACATGAAGGTGCGGCTTCCAGACGGCAAAAAGCACAGTGTGCACAGGCTTGTGGCTCAAGCATTTTGCGATGGATACGCGCCTGGACTGGTTGTCGATCACATCAACAGTAACAGGTCAGATAATAGGTCCGAGAACTTGAGGTGGATAACGAACGCCGAAAACATACGGCGTCCGTACCGTGAGCGCGGACTTAAAGCATGGTGCACTGGCATGTTCGGCTCGGAGTCTCCAAAGCACACAGCAATTGTTGCAACAGATATTTCAACAGGCGAAGAGATACGCTTTGCCTGTGCCATGGATGCGGTGCGTGAGCACGGATTTGACAGCGGCGGCATCAGTAAGTGCTGCTATGGAATTCAGGCCAGTCACCGCGGATGGTCCTTCCGATTCGCTGATGGCGTGAGCGGTTACCCGCGTCGCAGTAACCGAACAAGCATGGGCCGCGACTGGCCTGAAGAAGTCGCAGCCTGACCGATTCACCAGGCGCGCGGGACGCAGGCCCTTTACCTCCCCGGGGCCGAACGCTTTCACCGCTACCGGCGCAGGCCGGGCGCCTTTTCTATTCACCACCGGAGCACACCGACATGAGCCACACCCAACCGCTGCTCACCCTGACCGGCGAGATCATCAGCATTGGCGACCTGCCGGCCGAAGATGCGCCGCGCATTGCCGGCCTGCCGCACATCCTGCTGCGCATGCAGGACGGCCGCGACCTGCTCATCAGCGGGTTGACGCAGGACGAGTGCCGCGCGCTGGTGCCGCTGTTCATGGCCGGCCAAGCGGCGATCACCGTGGCACCAGCCGCGGACGACGTGCACACCATTGACATGTTCGGAGGCTGATGGCTCGATCATGTGCCCGGCTGCGCAAGGATGGATGCCGCCAGGGGACGTGATTGAGGCGACGGATGGATGGGCGATAGAGCCCGACGCCAATTGGGCTGCTGCAATGCGCGCCGACCTGGAGCGGAAACTGGCGGCGCTGCCGCATGCCTAACGCAGAGTTGAGGGGCCGCCCCGCCAGGGGCGGTCCCGCTCCAACGCCGAGTTAGATGCGTGCTGGCGAACTTTACAATTGCGGCGCACATAAACCGCTTGCAATAGCTGCATTGATGGCGTACATTAACACCACTGCAGCACGACGCGCAGCAACCAACCGGAGAGCAACATGAGCAAGCAAGTCACCCTGAACGGCAAGACCATCGACTTCGACGCCGCCGTAAACCTGATGGACGACGAAATCCGCGAAGACCTGCACAACAAGATGGCGCCGTGCACCGACCAAGAATTCCTGGACGCCTACGTCCAAGCCCATGCCGCCAAATACGACGGCGAAGAATTCCAGGTGGCGTGATGAGCGAGCAGGCCAAGAAGGTAGGGCGGCCTGCGCTGCCGCCCGAGCTAAAGCGCACCGCCCGCATCAGCACGCGGACCTACCCTGATGTGGCAGCCAAGGTGGCGCGCAATGGGACCGAGTGGCTGGAGGCGGTGATCAGGAAAGCGAAGGATGCGCCAAGCATCTAACGATCAGATGATGTTCAGTGCCTTGCACCAGGCCCAGACAGCCCGGCGCCCATCTTCGTAGGCCCGACCCGGCCAGTGGCGGCAGATGGCGTTTCTCAAATCGACGGCCGTGATGCCACGCACCGCTCGCCATGCGGCTGGGCTGACCGCTATTTCGCGGGCGATGCATCCCAGGCAGGCGGCGTCGCTCAGGCCGGTGCACTGGCCTGAGCGCGCAGCGGCGCAGTACGGGCAGTCCGGCCGATCGGCTGGTGGTGGCGGGTGGTGGTCGAATGCCACGATCAGAGTTCGAGCGTCACGACGGGAAGGTCTGGCGCCTGGCCCGTGATGGCCAGGCCTTGAATGAAGACGCCCCCCCCTTCGGCCAGGCCCAGCGGGTTGCGCACCCGCAGTGTGCCGGTGGCGCCGGCCAGCTCGACGGTTGCGGTGCCATCGGCATGCGTGACCTGGATGGCGCCCTTGCGCAATGGGTCGCTCGGCAGCAGCTGCAGCAGGCGCGCGAACGGGTTGATGGTGGTCATGCGAGGTTGCGCTCCATGGTGACGGTCTGGCGCACCTTGGCGCCGGACACCTTGACCTGAACGCCGCGCACCAGGCCGCGCCAGGTCTCGGTCGGCTCGATGATTTCGGTCAGCTGGTTGAGCTGCAGCACGCCCGGAAGCGTTCCGCCGGTGAGCACGGGCAGATCGAGCGCGATCAGGGCCTGGCGGCCAGTTGGCCCGAGGATCGACTGGGCGCGTTGCAGCACGGCTTCCTGGGCCGTGATGAGCGGGTCGGACACCATCGGCGCTGCCACGTCTCCGGCGGTGCCGGCGCGGGTGACAATGCCGAGAACGCCCTGGGTGGTGCCGGACACGATCGCGCGGTTGTAGGCCGGCGCGTCGCGGCGCTCGTAGGATTCGCGCAGCACGGCGGACAGCGGTAGCTGCACGTCGGGCGCGATGGCGTTGCCGTACCACTCCCAGGGCATCAGCGGGTAGCGGCGCAGGACTTGCAGCGTGGGCTGGCCGGGGTGGCTGTGCAGGATGGCGCCGATCGACTCGGCCAGGCGCCGGGCCGCGCTCAATGGCGTGCCGGTGTGGCTCCAAGCTCCGGCCGGGATCAGCCAGTCGTCGACGGACCAATCCGGCGTGATGCCGGACAGATCGAGCACCTGTTCGAGCACCTGTGCCGCGTTGATGGTGCTGGTGTTCGTCCAGGTCCGCGCCACCGCCCAGGGGTCATCGAGCGCTGAGGTCGTGCTCCGGCCGGTCAGCTGCGCGCGCGCCTGGCCGAACTGGCGGGTGCGGCCGATCTTCTCGACGGCGAACACCCATGCCAGGCCGTCGATGCTGATGCGGATCTGCGCTGGCGCGCCGGACGACGGCGCGAGCTGCTCCATGAGGTTGACGGGGCCCGTTGCGGACAGGCTCCAGCAGTAGCTGTCGGCGTCGGTCGTGATGTTGATGTCCGTCAGCACCACGGTGGCGCCGCCCGGGTAGGTGGTGACGGTGATCGTGTGGGCGGCCACGTAGACCCTCCGGTACGGGATGACCAGTCCGGCCGGCAGATCGAACAGCTTGCAGCTGAAGATCAGGTCGGTGCCGGGCTGGTACTGGGTTGAGAAGTAGAGCTCGACGGCGTCTTGCGCCGGCGGCGTGTAGCACGGCGGCGAGATGGGAGGCAGCGGGGTGATGGTGCTGCTTTTGCCTGCCGGCGGCCGCCTGGCCTGGTCCCAGGGATACCGTTGCGCCATCCAGCGTTTGGCGCTGGCGTTGCTGCGGGAGATCAGCTCGGCGGCCAACTGGTGCGCCACCTGCCAGCGGTGCTGGATGAGGGGGCGGCCGTTGCGCAACATCTCCTGATGCCGGGCTGTGCGTTCGGCTCCGATGCTGATGGCCTGCTCCCATGCATTGGAGTGGCCTGCCTGGATGCCGATCATGGGCCCATGGACGCAGCGTGCGGCGACGTCGAGCGGCTGCGATGCGGCCCATGGTGCGCCGGCTGAGGTGTGGGCGATCTGTACCCGCTGGTATGGCGCAGCGGCGTCGACGCGCTGGGCGCTGGCGGGCTGCCATGGGGCAGCGGCCTCGACGAAGTCCGGCGTCGATCCGGCCCATGGGGCACTTTGCTCCTCGAGGAGCGGTTTCGCGGTCTGCCAACCAGCGGCCGCGCCGGCATAGATCCGGCTGGCGTTGTTGGACCTGTAAGCACCGGACCCAGAGAAGGTCGGCTGCTGCAGCGTGATGTGCAGGGCCCCTGTCTGCGCGGACGTGGTGGTGTCGACCTCGCCGAAGACAAGATCGATCGGGCGCTCGTTGCTGGGCGCCCCGCCCTGGAAGATGAGATCGGTGGCCACCGGTCAGAAGCCGATCGTGCAGGCGGTCAGCGTGACGCTGCCGCCCGGGTAGCCAGACAGCGAATCGAGTTCGATGTGGGCCCCGCCACCGATCACGGAAACGGTCAGATCCATCAGCCAGGTGCCGGTCCCCGTGAAAAGGCGGGCCCACTGAATGGGATCAGACCCGACACGCAGGGCCTCGATCGGCGTCGAGATCGTGAGCGTGTAGCCGTCGACCGCACCGCAGGGCTTGGGGAGGATCATCAGCACCTGTAGCGTTCCGGTCGGTGCTCCGCCTGGTGACGGTTGGCTGCCCGCGTAGAACTGCAGGAGGCCGGGCGGCCCGGCGCTGTCGATCATATCCCGAGCGGCGGTCAACAGGGCCCCGAGGAAGTGGGCGGAGTACATGCCGGCCCTCTCTTACTCGGCCAGGATCCGGTCGCGGATCACGGCGTTGTAAGTGCCCGTGTGGTCGTGCGAGACCACGAAGTACATGCGTGCAGGGGCCAGGCTGCCTATCGTGTAGGCGCCGTCGGTGGCGCTCCAGGTCGAGCCGACCAGTCGGCCGGTCTGCAGATCGAAACAGCGCACCTGGCGTGACATGGGGATGTTGGGGGATGCCTTTTCGTAGACCCCTCCCGAGATCGTCGCCGTTCCGTGCGCGATCCCATCCGACGATGACGGGCGGGCATGCGCGATGTGAAAGGCCGGCGGAGCGTACCTGCTGATGTGCACGCTGGCGGCATGCGACGGGGTGACGGTCAGCTCTGCCATTTCCGATTCCTCAGCGCCACGGGCCGGTCACGTCAAACATGACGGTGCCGTTGTAGTTCGTCGAGTAGATGCCTGCGCACTTGCCGGCCATGAGCGTCCGGCCTGATGTTATACCGGCGCCCGGGACGGTGTCACAAAAACCGATGGACTGGGCCGGTTGGGGAATGGACCAGATTCCAGGGAATACCCCGCGCACATCGGCGGAGACGCAGCACAATACCTGAGACAGGCGCAAGCCGTTATCAGACGGATTTGGATAAGCTCCGATGTTGAATGATCCACACCCAGAATAGGTGGAGGTGTTCTGCATGAAATCATGGACAGCTGCTACAGGAGAAGATCCGCTCAAAAGAGAATATGGTTTTTGAATATATCCGAATGTTTGTGAATCGTTGGCCTGGCAATAAGCCATGTCGTAACATTGCCCTTGGTACTCAGAAGAGCTGCGCGCGCCGATCAATACAGTTGCAGCGCTGTCTGCCGGTTTGTTTGAAACGATGTCGCCGAAAAACCAAGTTGGACCTGATCCAGATACGCAGCCAATGTTGATGTAAAACCCATATTCATCGCCAACGATCAGGTATTGAATATCGCTGGGCGATGCCGCGCCTACACCCTGGCGGAACCAGTACAGGCCGGCGGATTGCTGGCTGACAGATGGGAATGGATCAGTCCCGGTATCGATGTCGGTCATCGATCCATAGCCCCGGACCGTGGCATATCTGAAATTTACCGAGTCATCGACGACAAGGTATTTGCCAGATGCCGACTTGTATGCCGCCTTGTTGGTTGCGCTGAAATACTTGGTCCACCCGAAGGGGGAAATCTTGATCGACATCGTGCCGCCGATTGCCCCGTCGGCAACGCCTGCGACGTGGATGGTGACGGTGCCTGTGGTTGTTGCCGTCACGATGTGTTCGCCGTTGACCGCCGAGTTGGTCGAGCCGGTGACGGTCACCGTCAGTCCTGCGCTGGCCACGTGGCCGGGTGCTGTGAAAACGATGTCTCCGCTGCTCGCGGACGCGGCGGTCACGGAGACCAGGCCGTAGCCGGTGACGAGGACGGAATCCAGCAGGCCGATGAAGGTCCCGAGGGTGGTGCTGAGGGTCGGATGTCCCGGCATGAGGGACGAGGTGTGCTTGACGCCCATGGTGTGTGGTCAGTGGTGTTGATGTGGATCAGGCCTGGCTGTCGATGTCGCCGCGCACCAGGATCGAGAACGAATCGGACTGTGTGGTCGGCTGCGATTGCTTGATGACGCGCGCGACCCAGATGGGCGCCAGTGCGCCGACCGTGTTGATGCGCAGACAGTTCCCGGACGCCCAGCCGGATCCCCATCCAAGTGCAGGGGCGCTGAAGTACGGCTGCGACGTAGCCGGGTTGATCGGAGAGAACGTCTCCGAGGTATTGCCAATGCCGATCACCCCCAGGTGTTCGCCGATGCAGCGAAACGACGTGGTGCCGGTGAATTGCAGGACGAACCGTTCCGTCACGCCGCCCAGGTTCGTTGTGGTGATGGGGTGATCGATGGTGTTGAAGGTGGCGTTGGCCTGGTCGCCGATGAGGTCGTCGGACCAGGTGTTGGTCCACGTGCCCTGGTCATAGACCGATGAAACGCGCGATTGCATATCGCCGATCAGCATTGCGCTGGACACGTAGGATCCGGCCGCCGGGTAGGCGTGGGAGATGGCGCGCGTGAGCGACAGGCGGCCGGTGATCTGGGCCTCCCGCACAAGCGCGGCATCCTCGATGCGGTGCTCGATGCGGATCGGTTGGCTGTAGCCGGAGACATTGGAAAACGTCACGGTGCCCGCATCGAGGTCGTGGCTGTATCCCGAGGTGATGGTTTGCCCGTTGGATCCGATGACGCGGGCCCGCGCCAGCCGCGTGCGGCCGGTGCTGATGGTCTGCCCGTTGGAAACGGTGGTCGGCGATGTGGTCTGCGTGTTGTGGACCACAGCGACCACGCCAGGCCGAAACACCGCGACGCGGCCATCACTGGGCAGGCGGACGGGATCGAGGCCGAGGATGTCGGCGTCGAGGGGGATGTAACTGTAGGCGACGGCGTTGTATCGCAGGGTGTCGGCCTGGACGGTCTCTGGGATCACCCAGCCAAGGCCGGAGATGCCGAGGTATGACAGGTTGATCTTGGCGCCCGGGTTGTTGGTGTCGGGCGGTGCTGATGTGGCCTGGCCGAAGCGCAGGACAACGACGCCGGTCTCGGCGTTGATGTGGCCCTTGCAATGGGCGGTCATCAAGTTGCCGTCGAGGTCGGCCGTTGCGCTGAAGGTGGTGCCGTCTCGGAGCTTGCCGGTCACGCTGAACGAGGCGGGCTTGATTGGCGCCTGGGCGGTGCGGAAGATGACGCCGTCGACGAACACGTCTTGCCGGTTCAAAACGGATGGTGACTTGATGCCTGTCAAGTCTGTCAGCTGGCTCGATGCGCCAGATGGCCAGGCCGTGAAGCTGGCCGTGGTTCCGGTCAGATAGCCGACCGATGTCCCTTCGCCTGTGGTTGGGAGCGGATCCATGATGATGGCGCTGTTGCGCGTCACGTACGTGGAAGATCCCAGTTTGAAGGTGACGTAGCCCCAGGATTGGCCGGTGTCGGAATAGCGATAGATCGACGAGCCAGAGAGCGCTGTCGTCAGCTGCACGGATCCCGTGGTTGTTGATCCGGACGTCGATGCGTACTGAGCAAACCCCTTTTCGTCCGTGTAGGAGGTCCACCAGGCCCAGGATGGAATGGGCATCGCCACGCTGGTCAGGCTTGGTTGCATGGCCAGGTCGATGGTACTGTTGCTGTTGCCCATGTACGTGATGTACGTGGGGTCATTGACGCTGCCACCGTGTGGAGTTTTGCGGGCCCACAAGGGTTGGGCCATCACGTAGCCGGTCACCGTCTTGGTGATCGCGATGGCTCCGGTGCTGTAGTTGATCGTGCCGACGTTGAGGTTGCCGGTCTGGTGGGTGACGTAGATCGCGCCGGATCCATCGTCCTGAAGCGGTAGGAGCGCGTACTCGGTGGCCGAGTCGTCCGGGTAGACGCGCATCTGGTAGGACGCGGCCATGGCCAGCCGCAGGGACCGCGGCTTGATCGGAGATCCGGGCAGCGTGGCTGTGAGAGTGGAGCCGGTGTCTGTCCACGCGGAAACGGATTCCGTTCTCTGCGTGGCCGCGGTGATCGACCAATTCAGCGTGGTGCCGGCTGGAGGCATCGCCAAAGGGGAGAACTGGACGCGGCCAGACCCGTACCAGCATTTGCCGACGGCGTCCCCGATGAGTCCGCCCGATGAGTCCATCGATGTCTTGGCGGCCCCGTCGTTCCAGCTCAGGCCCAAGGAACCGGGCTCGAAGGTGCCGATCGTGATGTCGAAGTACGCGCGCGCGTTGTTGTCCAGCTGGGGAGCCGTGATGGCTGCGCGGTCCTGGATCGGCGCCCATGAGTAGATGACTTGGCTGCCGATGTCGGGCAGGGCCCCCATGGTGAGCTGCACGGTGCCCGTGCTGGTGTTCAGCGAGCCGGCGCCGAGCGATGAGTCAGCCCCGACGATCGAACCGGTGCCGGTCTCCTGAAGGACGTACCAGCGGCCGCCAGACAGGTAGCTGATTTGCAGGCTGGCCGGTGCCGGGACAGGGTCCAGCGTGACGACTTGCGTCAGCGACTGCGATTGCTGGGTGACGGGCACGCCAATCGAGCGCGTGATGGTCTCGACCGTACTGGTCGGCGCGTAGGTGATGACGTGGGTCCCGCTGGACGGCCAGACCGTTGTCGACAGGGCAAGGATGCCGTTGGCGTAGTCGATCAAGCCGACGTTGGCGCCGTTGACGACCAGTTTCCCGGCTCGGTCGGTCATGGTCACGCCGTCTCGCGTCAGCAGCAGCGAGCCAGGGGAGATGCCGCCTCCCACGTAGAGCGATTGCGCCGGGCTGAAGGCCAGCGTCAGCGACTGCGTGATCGTGCCGGCGGCCGGGACGATGGCGGCCGTTTGCTGGTTCATCCGCGCGTCAGCGATGGGTGTCTCGACCTGGGCGGATGGGACCACCTGCGAGAAGATCGTCTCGACGTCGGCGCTGAAGTCTCCGATGGACACGTCGGCCGCCAGCGGGACGATGCCGAAATACTGGGCAGCGTCGGCGACGATGGTCTCGAAGAGCTCGGTCTTGCCGATGTAGGACACGGTGCTGTCCTCGTAGCTGTCCTTTGGCGTGAAGCCCGCGTAATCCTCGCGCAATGGGTCGGACAGCTCGATCGTGACCTCGGTTCGGTGGAAGGTTCGGTCGCCACTGCCGGGCACGGCGAATTCGCGGTCACGCGAGGACACTTGGGTGATCCGCACGTACTGGCTGTGTTCGGTCGACTGGCCAGCGTTGGCGCGCAGGTAGAGCGTGGTCCCAATGCTTGGAACAGCCACGCTCGCGCGCTGCAACATCGTCACGGTACGCATGCCGGCGATGTGGTCGCCGAACAGGAGCCCGCCGTACTGGGGGCCGCGCGTGAGGTAGGACTCCAGGCGGACCTGGGCGGACGATCGCGTGTCGAAGTATTCGCCGGTATGGAACAGCACGGCGCTGACGGCAGGGTCGTCCGGCGGATCGCTGATGATGGCGTTGACGCCGTAATAGCCGTCGTTCGAAAGCGTCCGGATGGCAGGGAAGATCTTGCGCAGGTTCACGCGGCCGACGGTGCGGTCGAGCTCGGAAATGTCCGGGAACAGGTTGTTCGATTGGCCGTCGATCACTTCCGCGCCCGTGGCTGCGCCACCGCCTTCCGGAACGTCTGCCGACACCTGGCTGGCCATGATCTTGATGTCGCCCTGCTGAATGGTCATCGAAACCTCCTAGAAACCCCCCCCTTTAGGGGGAGGAGGAAAGGAGGGCGGCCGACAGGCCGCATGGCGGCTTGTCCGGCGGCTGCCCCGTGGGTATAATGTGCGCACATGAAGCGCACCAACATCTTTCTGCCGGAGCAGCAGCGCACCGCCCTCCAGGCCCTGGCCGAGAAAACCGGCCTGACGGTGGCGGAGCTGGTCCGCCGCGCCATCGACGAATACCTGAAGCGCAACAAGTGATCCTCGTCTACCGTTACCGCGTCAAGAGCCTCAATGGCTTGCTGAACAAGCAGGCGCGGGCGGTGTCGTTCGTCTGGAACTACTGCAACGACCGACAGAAGGACGCGCTCAAGTGGGGCCGCCGCTGGCTCACCGGCTTCGACCTCAACAAGCTCACCACCGGCAGCAGCAAGGAACTCGGCCTGCACTCGGGAACCGTCAACGCGGTGTGCGAGCAGTACGCCAAGTCGCGCTCGCAGAAGAAGCGCCCCTTCCTTCGCTACCGAGGCCGGAAGTCGCTCGGCTGGGTGCCGCTCAAGGGACGCGACCTCAAGGAAACGCCCCACGGATTCCACTTCCATGGGCGCGAGTTCAAGGTCTTCAAGAGCCGCGAGCTGCCGGCCGGCGCCAGGATCAAGGACGGCACCAACTTCTCGCGCGATGCGCGCGGCAACTGGTTCCTGAACGTCTGCATCGAGGCGCCCGACGTTGAGGCTCATGCGCCGGTTCGTGGCGTCGGCATCGACCTCGGGCTCAAGGACTTCGCCACGCTCTCCACCGGCGAGAAGATCGAGAACCCGCGGCACTTCCGCCATCTCCAAGAGGCGCTTGCCAAGGCGCAGCGCGCCCGCAAGAAGCGGCAGGCCACGAACATCCACGCCAGCATTGCGAACGCGCGGCGGGACTTCCATCACAAGGCGGCGCTGAGCATCGTGCGCCGCTTCGACTACATCGCGGTGGGCAACGTGTCCGCCGCCCGACTTGCCAAGACCAGCATGGCGAAGTCCGTTCTCGATGCCGGCTGGTCGTCCTTCCGGGACATGCTCCGCTACAAGGCGATTGCGCACGGGGCCTGGTACGAGGAAGTGAACGAGGCGTACTCCACCCAGGTCTGCTCTGCGTGCGGCGCGATGCCCCCGCAGAGGCCGAAAGGTATCGCAGACCTCGGAATAAGGCAGTGGGTCTGCGGTGCGTGTGGTTGCGAACATGATCGTGATGTAAACGCTGCTGTGAACCTTCTTGCCCGCTCGGGACATCGAGCGCCTGTAGAGGGAATCCCCGTCCTTTAGGGCGGGGAGGATGTCAAGGGGTTACCTGTGTTGGGCGGGTCAGCCGATATCGATCAGCCTCAGCGTGACCACGCAATGGTCCGTTGGAGATGGGTCCGAGTAGTCGTCGATTGGCGTGCACTCGAGAGCGGTGCGCTCGTGGTCGTAGATCACCGTTCTCGTCACACCGCGAAACGACAGCGTCATCTGAGCGCCTGGAATCGCCCGCCAGGCATCGAGCTGAGCTACATCCGACCGCGTCATCCATCCAAATCCGGCGTCACCCTGCAATGTGATCTGTCGACCTCCGACATTCGTGGCCACGTCGACGATAAGATTTCCAGAAATGCTGCGCTCAGTGCTCTGCTGGACCGGCTGCCAGCCGAATTCGTCAGGCCAAGCCAGGTCATCAGACAGGGCCAGCGTGGTACCGCCATAGGTGATGGAATTGGTCATGGAGACGGAGCGTTCTGGGTGTTGGTGTCAGGATCCGATCGAGGCCTTCGACCGCTCAAGAAGGTCAATCAGGTCGGCTGCACCCCGATCGGTCGTTGGGAAGCTCGCAGACGAAGTCCCAAGCTCGAGCTTCACCGTGATCGTGCGCGAAGGTTCCGCTACTTGCACGGATGAACTGCTCTTGGCCTGCGTTGGAATGGATTGCATGGATCTAATCTGCTGCCGCAGGTCGCGCACCTGGGCCTGCAGTGCGCTGGCCTGGGCGTCTGTGCCGGCGGCGGCCGCCGCGGTGGTGGCTGAGGTGTTGGCGGTGTTGGTAGCGCCGAGCCCACCGTTTCCGGTGCTGCGCTGGGAGTTGATGCGCTCGAGCGCGCGCTGCGCCACGGCGGTCATCTCCTCGACCGATCGGCGCGCGTCCATGCTGATCGCGCTGGGGTTGGCGCCGGCATTGACCTGGGCGTTTTGCAGGGCTGCAGCCTTGAGCGACTCGACCAGGGCACGGTCCTGCTCGCTGATCGTTCCGGAGGCGAGCTTGTCTTTGACCGCCTGCAGGCCGGTGGCGTCCACCGGGGCGGCGTTGATCGTCTTGCGGGCCGCGTCGGCCTTCTGGGATTCTGCGGTGACCGCGGCGTTGCGCTGGCGGGCGTTGAACACGTCCACCTCGGCCGCCGCAGCGCGGATAGATTCGGCCGCGCCGTCGAAGCTGCGGCCGATCTGCTGGCCCGCATCGGCCCCCGCCTGGCCGGCGCGCGTCGACGCGCTGCCGGCTCCGGCCATGGCCGCGGCCACGCCGTCGGCGCCGATCTGCACCCCGCGCATCTCGGCCTCGACCTTGACCCACTCGGGCACCACGCCGCCGGCCGCCCTGGTGGCGTCGTTGGCGACCTTGACGAATGCTGCCGACACCTGGTCGGCGCTGGCCTTGCCGCTGGCCTTGAGCAGCTCGTAGGCCTGGATGGATGCGCCGACGCCCTGCTGCACGCCGGATGCGAGATCGACCCCGAGCAGCTTGGCGGCCGCCGTCACCCGCTGCATCTCCGGCGTCAGCTCGGCCGCCTTGGCGCGGGCCGCTTCGAGCGCGCCGCCGAGCGCCGCAGCCATCTCCGGCGAGCGGGCGATGATCTCCTCGATGCGCTGCTGCAGGGCCGCCGCCTCCTGCGTGGTCCTGGCGGCGGCGAGTTGCTGGTCGAAGGCGCGCAGCAACTCGGGGCCCGCGCGCTCTGCGGCGATGCCGGCGCGGTCGATCTCGGTGGCCAGCGCAGAGACGTTGCGCAGTCCCGCCTCGAACCCGGTGCTCACGCCGGTCTGGAGCGCCTGGAAGTCGACCCCGGCGGCCTTGGCTGCCTCGCGCAGGCCGGTGATGCCTGGCGTCAGTTCATCGACCTTGGCGCGGGCTTTTTCGAGGCCTTCGCGCAGCTGGTCGCCTGTGATGAGGCCCTGGGCGCCGAGTGCTTCGTAGCGCTGGATCACCGCGTCGACTGCCTGCGTGGTGCTGGCTGTGTTGATGGCCTTGCCGAGGCTGGCGGCCATGGCGTTGGTGGCGGCATTGCCACGCAGGCCGAGCCGGTCGATGCTGGCGGCGAGCTGGTCAACGTCGTTGATCGCGCTGGTGCTCGCGGCAGAGAAGCCGGTGCGCAGCTCTTCGGCGCTGGTGCCTGCGCGGCGCATGGATTCGATCGCCACGGCGTCGAGTGCGGCGGCCAGGCGGCGGGCGCCCTGCTCGCTGCCGTCGAAGGCGGCGCGGGCCTGAGCCTCGAACTTGCCGAGATCCTCGCCCTTGAGCGCGCCGGCCAGCGCATCACGCAACTGCTGGCCGTTGATCTGGCCCTTGACGGCGAGCGCATCGAGCGCCGCACCGGCCGTCTTGATGCCGGCCAGGTCGTCGAGGCGCAGCGACTTGGAGACCTTGTCGAGCGAGTCGGCGACGGTCTCGCCCTTGGCGCGCATCCCCTCGAACTCGGTGACGACGGCGCGCGCCTCCTTGGACAGGCCCAGGGCGGTATCGGCGGCGAGCTGCTGCTGCTGCCGAAGGGCCGCCGTGGCGACCGCGTTTTCCTTCGCCGCTTCGTCCTGCGCCTTCCAGGATCGCGTGATCTCATCGCTGCGATCGCGGAAGCCCGCAGCCTTGGCGGCCATCTCACCCAGCCAGCCGCCGATCGCCGGCAGGTTGGTGAGGATGCCGGCCAGCGTGAAGCTCTTGAGCGTGGCGAAGATGCCCGCCAGCCGACCGGCCTGCTCGATGGCGCCACCCGCAGACCCGCCCAGCGCGGACAGTTGCGCCGCCGCGGCCCGCTTGGCGGCCGTGTTGGCGCCGGTGGCCGTGGTGTTGGCGATCTGCGCCGCGGTGTTGGCCGCCGTCGCCGTGGTCTCTGCCGCCTTGGCGGTCGCGGCCTGGCCCGCCGCGCTGGCGTTGGCCAGGAAGGTGGACGCGAGCTGGATGGCCTTGTAAGCCGCGGCGGCCTTTCCTGCGGCGAAGAGCAGCGATGCGACCGTGTCGAGGTTGCGGCCCAGGGCGTTGATGGCCTCCGCAGCCGTGCGGCTGATGCCCGTTGCCTGGTCGACCTCGCCAACGTAGCGGGTCCACTCGGTGCTCAGGTTCTGGATGGCGCGCCCGACCGTGGGCGCAAGCTTGGAAAACTCGCCCTGGACGACCTGGGCCTGACCCTGCAGCGCCGCGATCACCACCTGGCTGGTGAGCCGGCCCGCCTCGGCCTGCGCGCGCAGCTCGCCGGTGGTGACGCCCAGGCCATCGGCCAGCGCCTTCGCCAGCCGGGGGGCCTGCTCCATCACGGAGTTGAATTCCTCGCCCCGGAGCACCCCGCTCTGCATGGCCTGGATGAGCTGCTGCAGCGCCGCGTCAGATGACTGCGCGCTGGCCCCGCTGATCTGGACCGCCTGGTTGATGGTTTCGGTCAGCGAAAGCGCGGTGCTCACCGCCTGCTGGGTGGACTGGCCAGAGGCCTTTCCCGCGTCGGCCAGACGCTGGAAGAGCGTCCCCGTCGACTCCAGTGAGCTGTTGGTGCGCGTGGCAACGTCGAACACGGCATTGAAGGCCGCCTGCAGTGCCGGGCCCTCTCCCGTGACGAGCTGGATGCGCGAGCGCAAGTTGGTGTAGGCGTCCGCCGCCCTGGACACGTCGCCCAGCGTGCCCGCCAGCATGCTGCCGCCGATGGCCGCGCCGGCCAGCGCCTGGATGCTGCGCAGCGACGCACCGATGGCGGTCAGCTCGCCGCGCACCGCCTGCGACGCCGTGACCTGCGACTGGGCCCCCGCCGTCGTCACCTGGGCTTGTTGCGCCGCGGCCTGGGCCGCCATGCGCGAGGCCTCGGCCTGCGCCAGGGTGGCCGCGCGGGCGCGCTGCTGCGCCGACGCAATGCCGTCCACGTCGACGCCGGCCCGGCGCATCTGCGCGGAGGCGTCGACCTGGGCCGACGCGGCCCGCATGAACTCGACCTGCGCCTGACGGGCCGCGCCGGCCAGTTGCTCCAGCACGGCGGCCTGTGCGGCGGTGGGCTGCTGGGTGCCGATGAGCTTGGCGCGGAACTGCTCCAGCGCCGTCTCACTGCGCACCACGGCCAGCCGGGCATCCTCGGTGGCCGACACGAGCGCGGTGTAGCTGCGTGCTCCGGCCGCGATGGCGGTGGACTGCTCCCGGGCCGCATCGGCCGCATCCTGAGCAGCACTCAGCTGGGCAGCCGCAGCGCTGCGGGCCGCCTCGGCGCTGGCCAGTGTGGCGGCGCGGGCGCGCTGCTGGGCAGCGGTGATGGCGTCCACATCCACGCCGGCCGCGCGGGTCTGGCGGGCGGCATCGGACTGGGCCTGGCTGGCCCGTGCGAAGTCGGCCTCAGCCCGGGCTGCGGCAGCCCCCAGGGACTGCAGGGCCTGGGCCTGCTCGGCACTGATCTCGTCCAGACCGGCCAGCCTGGCAGCGTAGGCGTCCAGCTCGGACCGGGTGCGGGCGACGGCGACGCGGGCCTCCTCGGTCTGGCTGGCCAGGGCCTCGAACCCGCGGGCGCTGGCCGCCGTCTGGCCGAGCTGCTGCACCTCGCTGCGGGTGGCTTCCAGTTCGTCGCGCAGCTCGGACTGCTTGGCGGCCACGCGGTCCAGCGGGATGCCGAACTGGTCCAGCCGGCCGCGGGCCTCGTTCAGCGCGGCGCTCTTGGACTCCAGGGCGGTCTGCGCCTTGCGGAGGTTGTCCTCCAGCTTCTGCAGCCGGCCCGCCTGGGCGGACGTGGGATCGGCCACGCCGACCAGCTTGGCGCGCAGCTCGTCGAGCTTCTGGCCGGCCAGCTCCACGTCCCGGGCAGCGGCCTCGGTCTCGGTGCTGAGCTTCTCGAAGGCTGTGATCGCGGCGTTCTGCTCGCCGATCTGCCGCAGCGCGCGGGCAGCAGCTTCAGCCCGGGTGGCCAGCGCCGGGTCGACGGCATCGTCCAGCTTGACGAAGGTCTGCGCCAGGCGCTCGACATCGGCCGCACCAGTGGCATTGGCCTCGACATCGAACCGGATTTTGGGGTCAGCCATGGCGCGCGGTCAGGGGTTGGCGGTGAGGATTGGGGCGGAGGATTCGGCCGGCGCCGCGTGGGCGTCGGCCGAGACTGCCCCGCCGAGGTAGCGGCAGGGCAGCGGCGCGCAGTCGGCACGCCAGAAGAGGGAGGACGGCGCCTGGAAGGGCGGCACGTCCAGGATGGGGATGGCGCGCAGCAGGTGGCGCGTCTTGCCCACCTCGACGGCCCGGCGGCCGTCTGGCAGGCGCCAGGGGTCGCCGGTGGCCATCGTGGCTCAGGCCAATCAGGCGCCGCGACCGCGGACGACGTAGGCGCTGGGCTTGGCGCTCGGCTTCTGCATCGAGCCGTTCAGCCCGATCTCGACGAGGTTGTCGCTCAGGAAGTCGATCTCCTGGTCGGGGGTCAGCACCACGTCCCAGAATTCGCCCTGGATCAGCTCGCCGGTGGCGATGTTCTCCCCGTCGAGCAGCACGTACACGCGGATAGACGCCTTGGTGCTGCCGTTGATGGCCCAGCCGTCGGCGATGGCCGCCTTGGTGTAGTCGACCTTGAGCGACTGCGCGTCGGTGATCGACCCGCCCGGGATGGCGCGGATCATGCCGATGTCGGTGTTCAGCTCGTAGTCGGTGTTCAGCTCGTAGGTGGTGGACGCGGCCGAGTTGGTGACGACGACGGCGCTGATCTTCTCGCCGGCCAGCTTGACCCAGCCGTCGAGCACTGCGGTGACGGCCTCGTCGACGACCGAGCCGGCCGATTGGCTGTACGTGGCCTCGCTGCCGAGGAACTGGTACATCAGGTTCGTCTTGTCGATCTTCTGCAGCGTCATGCCGAAATCGCTCGGCTCGGCCAGCATCACCGTGGTGATCGCCGAGCCGTAGCTGCCGCGCATCTTGGATTTCTGCTCTTTCTTGGCGCTGTTCGGCTTGATGGCCAGCTTGGTGGTGTTACCCACCATGCGCAGCGTGCCGCGGTTGCCGGAGGAGTCGAGTGGCGCCATGTAGACGTTGCCTGCGAGGATGAGACCTTCAGCCATGGAATGGCTCCTTTCAGTCGGTGGAGTTCAGTTCAGGCCCGCCGGCCCAGGGTGGGCAGGCGGTAGGAGAGGAGGAAGCGTGTGAGGACCAGCGCACCGCCCACGTCGATGCCGTCCAGCCGGTACAGGCGCTGGCCCTCCAGCGGCATGACGACGGCCAGGATCTGCCCGGCCGCCACCATGGCCCGCGTCTCGGCCAGCACCGCGTCGCGCAGCGTGGCCTTGACCTGTTCCATGTCCGCATCCGCCTGGGCGCGTGCATCGTCCGTGCGGGCAATGACGCCTACTGCCAGCGCGAACGATCGGCCCTCAGCCTGGTTTGGCTGATTGGGCTGGGCGTTGTTGCTGGCGGTACCAGGCAGGTCGTGCTCGTCCTCGACGAACACCACACGCGCTCCCTCATTGAGCGAGGCGCGCGAGGTGGGGTTGTCGCGTACCGCAGCCCCGAGGGGCTCGAAGTGCGCGCGCAACGCCGCGACGACCGCCTGGCTCAGGCGGTAGGGGATGGACTGGGACATGGTGGGTAGCGGTGGGCGGGGTGTGCGGATGCCGTCGGGCCATCAGGCCGTCAGAACATCAGCTGCTGGCGATGAGCTGCAGGCCGCAGCGGGACTCGAGCCCGTCGTTGACGGTGCGCGGCTCCCGTGCGCGGTAGCTGCCTGAGAAACGGGCCAGCCAGCCATTGCCGACGATGGTGAGGGTGTCCCCATCCACGACGTCGGGCCCTGTGGCGTAGGCCAGTGTCCGCCGCGCCGCCAGCGCCCTACCGTCGAGCGCGTCGTCGTCGCTGTCTCCCACGATGCCGCGGAACGTGACATCCGCGGTGAGCAGGCGCGAGCGGGTCACCTCGACGGTCCAGAATGGGTCGTCGAAGAAGACGGCGAGGTCGTCGGAGAGCATGGCGTAGGCTTGGCTGTGACGTGGGAAGGCTGTTGACATCCTCCCCGCCCTAAAGGACGGGGATTCCTCCTGCGAGACGCGCATGTCCGCGCGCGGCGATGTTCATGGCGGCATTCACGTCGCGGTCGTGTTCCGCGCCGCAGTTGCTGCAAGTCCATCGCCTCATTCGCAGACCTGTCCTACCTTTCGGACTGCTGGCGGGAATGACCCCGCAGCTCGAACAAGTCTGGGTTGTGTAGGCTTCATTCACCTCTTCAAAGAAGATGCCGGCCCCATGGCTCTTGTACTCCAGCATCGTCTTCAGCATTGACCATCCGGCGTCCAACGTGGACTTCGCCATCTTGGTCTTCACCATCGCGTCCGCACTCACGTTCCCGACGAAGATCGCCGCGTTGCGCGCGACCAGCCCCGTCGAGAACTTGTGCATCGCGTCCTTGCGCGTGTTGGCGATCTTCGCGTGGATCGCGCGGACCCTGCTCTTCTTGCGTGCCCGCTGGGCGATCCCCAGCGCGCCCTCATGCTTGCGGTACAGGCCGGACGCCAGCTCTTCACCGTCCGAGCATGTCGCCGCGGTCTTCAGGCCGAGGTCGACCCCCACAAGCCCCGTGCCGGCCGACTTCGGCACGTCCACCTTGACGCACACGTTCAGGTACCACCGTCCGCGCGCATCCTGCGAGAACGAGCCGGCGCGCAGATCGAACCGGCTCAGGCCGTAGCTGTCCCACAGGCTGAACCGGTGCCCCAGGAAGCTGACCTGTCCGGCCTTGTACTTCACCCCGCCCGCCTTGAACGGCACCCAGCCCAGCGAATACTTCGCCGACTTCTCGTTCGACACCCGCCAGTTCAGCCGCGACTTCTTGAACTGCTTGCGACGGGTCGCGTACTCCTCGCACACCAGTTGCACCGTGGCGCTGCCGATGCGCACGCCTTCGCACTTCGAGTACCCGGCCGTGAGCTTCTGCAGGTCGAACCCACTCAGCCACTCGCGGCGCTCTCGGATCGCCCGCGAACTTGTCTCGTTGCAGTAGTTCCACACGAAGTTCACCTCACGCGCCATCGCCGACAGCACGGCGGCGTGCTTGTCCTTGATGCGCAGCTTGAGGGTCTTGGTGGCTTCCATGTCGGTATTATAGATGTGTTGCGCGCAACAACGCAAGTTGTATCATGAGGCCATGCCAACAAAACCCGCCACGCCAGCACCGCCCATGACCAGCACGGAACGCTCGCGCAAGCGCCGCGAACGGCTGGCGAAGACGCAAACGGCCGAACTGCGCGGGGTCGTGCTGCCCGTCGAGCTGCACGCCGACGCGAAGCGGCTGATCGCCGAGTGGATGGCGTCTCTAAAGTTGAAGGGCTGACCAAGCCGTTCCGGCTTGAACGCTCGACCCCGGGCTGAACCCCGGGGTTTGCCGCTCAATCCCGA